TTTTCGAGGTCGTACCACGTGAAGCCTCCGAACACGCCGAGGTAGTGGCCGTGCCACGGGCTGCCTTGCTTTTGCCCGAACCACCAGCGTCCCTCCGGGCTGATTGTTGCCACTTGATAATACTTGTGCTTGCCGTCGTTCTTCCACCATGCCATCTCGCCTTCAAGGTTCACCGTCCAGCGGTCGGCGATGCGGTACTCTACTTCGAGCGAGGGCATCAGTATCGCATCGTAAAGCAGGTTGGTCTTGATGGCCAGTCGCTGCACCATCGCTCTCTGAGGTTGCACGGTCGCTTCCTGCCGCACCGTTGCTGGTTCGGAGGTCGTTTCCGCCACGCTATCGGGTTGCAGGACCGGTTCCGGTTCTTTCACTTCCGACTCTTTTTGGGGAATGACTTTTACAGGCGGTTCGGGTTTCCGGTAGCAGACCACCGAAAGGCTGGAGCGTAAATCTGGGAAGAAGTTCTCCAGCATGTAGGTGTACGGCATACCGCCGCGCAGGTCCATGAGCTGCTTTTTTCGTCCGTCCACTACGCGACCCGCCTTGTCGAACACCCATACCGGTGTATGGTCGAGGATGTGCAATACCTCTTTTTTATAGAGCATATCCGATGCGGCGACCATCCGGCGCAACATATCCCATGCGATGCTCTCGCCATGTATACAGACCAAGTTGTCGGGAATTTCGGCGTGGCGCACGAGATAGGTTTTCAGGGAATCGGCCCTGCGATCTGACAACACCTCGTTGAGATGGTTCACACCTTCGGGCGATGACCACGAACGTACCACAACGCTTTCAAGTCGGTTCGCCCCGTATTCTTCGCGTAGAATGCGGATAAAACGCTCCAATTCCGCGCGATTATCCCTGAAGAGCACGTCCACTTCTCTGTGGTCCTGCCGGTAATAGATACGGACCGAGTCCAACTCTTGTGCATGAACATACCCGCCGCAGAACAAGAGAAATAATAACAGTATTCGTTTCATTGTCATAGTCTATGCCTATTTATATATCAGCTATTTATTCAATTCTCTCGTGCCATGCCTTTTCATTTAAAGGCAAAAAAACACCAAACCAACAAATAATCAGCCTGATAACTGTCTGTTATGCCGATTTATTTGTTCATTAAAAAAGCTATCGAAAAAAGGTCGTATTATTCGGACACTCCGGGAAAATTCGCCCTACTCAAAGAGCTGAAACGCAATTTTTTGCAGATTTTTGTTGTGGATAGCTCATGTTTTTGTAATTTTGTGGCTGAAAACGAACGATTTAACCAACGATTTAACCAACGTAAAATCATACCGTCCGTTTTTGTGACATTCCTTTTCGTCTTATCTCTTTTTCTTTCATGGCTTTATCTATTTCTTTATAGCGGCTGCGGAATTTCAGAAATGTATCTCGCGAGATGTTGAAACGCCTACATATATCGGCAATCGTGCAGTCCCGTTTCAACATGCCGACGACGACTTTCCGGTTTTCGATCAGCACATTCATTTTCGTGTAGCTGCCTTTTTTTCGTCCGAGGACGACACCCTCGGCTTTCCGCAGGGCGAGCGCCTCTTTGGTGCGCATCGAAATTAGATTGCGTTCAATCTCCGCTACCAAGCCGAAAGCGAAGCAGAGCACCTTGCTGTTGATGGAGTTGTCAAACGAATACCCCTCCTTGGTCGTGTAAAGGTTGATTCCTTTCTCCAGACATTTGCCCATGATGGCCATGAGGTCCGTTAGCGTGCGGCTTAGACGCGATATTTCTGTGACAATCAGCGTGTCGCCATGCTTCATGCGCCGTATCAGCCCTCCTAATTTGCGGTCGCACTCCTTCTTCTTGCCGCTGGCGACCTCCGTTACCCATTGGCTGACGGAAAGATTTCTACTGTCGGCGAAACGCCGGATCTCGTCTTGCTGGTTAGCCGGATTCTGTTTGCCCGTACTGACCCTTAAATAACCTATTATCATAGTCCTTAATTATTTTACGGGAGCGACATTGCTCCCGTCCGGTATAAATAAGGCATGATGGTTCGATATGAAAGGATTTTGTATATAATTGTAGGCGTAACATCTTATTTTACAATTATTTTATATCTTTCCGCTATACCCTTTTCCCTTTTCTTCCCGTTAACATTCTCTCGCCGGTTGGATTTTTCCATGCAAAGGTACAGCAGTCGTCCGGCGTCAAGCACCGCCATGCTAACGGCTCGTGGATTTGCCCGGCAGCCTTCCCAAATCAGAGATGTCCTTTCAGTCCCCCGCCATGTCGTACCTGTCGGGTTGGGTATTCCGTGAAATCCCCGGTCGTTTGCTTGCCTTTCCGTCCTTTCCCTACTGTCTGACTTGCATGTAAAATCTCTCCCGGCAAGGAAAGCCGAAAAGCTTCCGAAGAGAGGGAAAAGAAAAACGATGTTTAATTTAACTTTTATGTATTATGCGTACAAATGTTAGTCAAATTACGGACAGGAAAATTTGGGACGGATAGGAAGTGTCTCCGAATGCTATGCTTTAAGCAGAATTTGGACAAACTGTTTGGTTGAAAAGGAATTGCAGCTGTTGGTAGAACCTTATCGACAAGTTCAAAATAGCGGATAGAAGGATATATTAATTTTTAATCTTATCAAAATATGAGTATAATATGTACACGATGTGGCGGCACGCAGGTAGTATGCGAAGCCACGATAAACCCCAACACTAAAGTGATAACGGAAATTTCCGACGATTCTTTGCAATTCGGCCGGTGCGAAACTTGTAAGGTACGAAGCGTCCTGACGGATGTAGAGAAGACAAAGGCCGCCATCAAGAGCGGATTTGCCGGATTTGTCGAGGCAAACGGCAGGAATCCCCATTATGCAAGCTGTCGGATAGTATGGAAGTACACCAACGATTCCGAAGACGTAAAAATCCGGCTGCTGGAAAGCGGTGAAAGTATTGGAAACGACATGTTCTTCTCCTGCAACAGCCTCCATGCCCTCGAATCTCTGGCGAAGTTCGGAAAAGAACCGTTCATCGTAACGGAATGTTACGGGTTCAAGACCTTTACAGAAGAGGAAATCTCCGATGAAAAAGCGTATGAATACGAGTTCGGAGACGAGAAAATCGTTGTTACAGGTAAAGAAGTACGTGCATTTTACTCGGAAGTATATAGGCTGACGGCACAGGACATCGAACAGTTTGCAGCCTATAATACGGCAAAACGCAAGTATTATCGGAAAAATGATTGTCAGCTTACCCCGGAGTTTGTCCGACGGCTGCTTGATGAAGAACATTTGATGAAAGCAGGTGAATCCGACAGTTTCACGATTCAGTTGTTCTTCCTGTGGTATGTGCGGATTCGGAGAGAACCTGAAAATCTTGCACCGTTCAAATACGCTTTGGAAGCCTGTTGCTTGGATAATGTACAGACTTTCAGTCGCCGATACATCACGCTCGAAAAAGCATTGCTTCATTGCCTGAACGGTTTCAATGAGAATGCGGTCATTCCGAACCGTTACCAATCCCTGCAAAACTATTTTTGCAGACATACACATGGCAAACGCTAATCCCCGGCAGAGGATTGTCTTGCAGTACAAGTCTCCGATCCTGTAAAACAGGTTTCGGAGACTTTATTCTGCACGGTCATTTCTCCGGTTGTCTTTCTATGTCGGCAGCTTCCTTGTTTAAGCCGGTACTCTATTCCTTTTATATTCAGCCGAATTATTTTTTATTCTATGATTTTTATTATAATTGTGTATACTTTAATGTTGCTATTCATTCAATTTTACCCACTTTCGCTGGTTAGTACCAGACTCCATGACAAGACATTTTCCGTTTTCTATCATGTAAATGTGGATATATTGGCAAGGGACAACCTCTTTTCCCTGCCGGTTGACAACACCGTTCCGGTACGTGTATTTGGCGACAGCTTTGACCGCTTCGGCATACTGGCCGCCACCCAAGTTGAAGCTTTCAATGCGGACATATCTGTCACAAGGAATAACCAACTTGGCTTCTTCTACGGTAGCACGTCCGGCAAAACCATCCTTTCCGCTTCCTTTGATATAAAGTTTCAGCCAATCGTCATATACATACATTTCATCATAGATTGGTTCGAGCACAATATTTCCGTCCGGGTCTATCATGCCATATTTCCCATCAAGGGAAACTTTGAGCAGGTTGTCCCTATATTGCTCTATTTTGTTATAAACTTGGGATGTGACTTGCTTGCCTGTCCGGTTATCCACCAGATAACAAAGACCGTCTTTATAAAGCGCATACCTGTTTCCCGGCAGCGTTCTCGAATAGTCGTATATGGGCGGAATGACCTCTTTTCCGTTCGAGTCAATGTAGCCAACCTTGTCGTTGAGAATGACATGGGCAAGGTTTCCGTCTGTAAACGCACCTATTTTCTCGTATTTGCATGGTGTCAGTACATTGCCTTCAAAGTCCATCAGACCGTATCTGGAATTATACGAGATGCGGTAATAGGGAGTGTCGTCTTTTGTGCGCAGCACTATCAGGGGCTTGCCTTCTTTATCCTCTATGGTATAGTAACCGTATTGGCAGGGCAGAATCATTTGTTTCTGCGCATTGAGGAAACCCTCCCTGCCGGCTTGGTTAACAACGAATAGCCCGCTTTTCAGTTGTTCTATTTTATCGTATTCAAACGGCACGAGCACTTTACCCTCCGTATCGATGATGCCTGTCTTTCCGTTCTTTACCGCATAGGCTTCGTGTGAGGCAAACGGCGTGATACGTTCATAAATACAGGGAATGATTTCCCTGTTTTCCTTGTCGATGAAACCATACAGTTCCTCTTTTGCCACCAATGCCCTGCCTTGGAGGAAGTAAGCAGCCTGAGTATATTGTAGCGGGATGACGATTTCTCCTTTACGGTCTATGTACCCAAAGTACCTGCCCACTTGCACTACTGCCAAATCTTCGGAAAATTCTTCGGCATAATCGTATTTGCCTTCTATCCATTCCTTGCCTTTTTCATCGACATAGCCGAATTTCCCGTTTTCGCAACGGTGCGGTATAAGGGTAGATGGTGGTTGACTGTTACATGACACTATGAGCATAAGCGGAACAGCCAAGAATAAATGTTTGAGCATACTTCTGATCGTTTTCATAATGGACGATGTTTAATTTATTCTGATATATTGAGAATCCTCCTTTCGCCACGTCTTGCCTGAACCTGTTACATCTTTGTAGATTCCAAAGCCATGTTCGTAGGCTTCATACGTACCGTCATAATCTTCAATTATGATATTTCCGCGACTTCCATTGCTCCCTCCACTGCCGGAGAATGCTGCCAGCCCCAGCCACAGTAAAGCTCCAAGTATCAAGGTGCTCAACATTCCAAGAAAAGAAATTCCCAAACCAAAAGCAAACACCGTGAACGAAAGGCTCATCCAAATACCACAATCTCTTAACAAATAGAGCAATACTGCCATATAGGCAACGAAAGCAAGTACGAAATGCCAAGTCTCGTTAAAGAACGGAGTTTCTGGAGAATCAGGGGTGATACTGTCGTATCTATTGTAATTAAAAATACCTAAGAACAGGATTACTCCTACAATGATAAAGATACCAAACAGAAGTTTTCTCCAAAAGCCATCGAAAAGACTGCCCGTAAACTCCCGGTAAATAGTGTACTGGAAGAACAGGATGCCAATAGCTACAAAAAAATTGATAATAGTAAATATCCATCCTACATCCGAAGGGTCGCAGAACCAGACGAGTGCGCTGTCACTCCCAGCTCCGAACATGAACAGTTCAGCCCCGCCCCATAAAAGGCAACCTGCGTGGAACAACGATCTGGTATCTGTACGTAGTCCGATGAAGGCAATGACGGCAAACAGCAATATGGCAAAAGGGGTATAATGCCGGAGTTCGGAAAGACCGACTGTGGAGTAAGATGTTCCAGCCGGAGCAGCCAGAGTGGAGAAAGGCTCAAGGTATTGTTCATGCACATAGCCCGTGCGACCGTCATTCAAAGACACTTGTGCCCAATCATCTTCGCACGCCGTCACCTGCACGAGATCTCCATTGGACAACGATCCGATTTTAGCCCCACCCGGTGCATTGCGCACATTGAGCGTGGAGTTAACGTTTACCCGATATAGACCGGGAGCAATGGCGGCAAAAGCGGTCATCGCAAAAAGGACTACCGCCAGTATTAATAAAAATCTTCTCATGGCAAAACGAACGGTTTATCAAATGACGACTGGCGCAATCTCCATAAGACTGCCGCACATAATGCAATCCAACACAGGTCGATGGCAATATACCCGCATGGCAGCGGAAACATGTTCAGCAGGATAGATACCACCATAACTGTCGCACCCGCAATGCCTAATACTTTGTCTTTCTTAAACAGTAAGGCAAAGACAATGGCAAATGCCAAGAAAGCTGCCCAAAGCGCCCAATTACCGTAATAATTCAAATCGTTCATCCAATTCCAATTATTCCCTACACGGGACGAAAGCAGAAGCCACATAAAAGGATAATCAGACTTGCCTTCCGTTTCCCAATAATTCTCCAAAGAACGGTACATTTCATCTCCGTCAAAACTGGATACCATATACAAGTCGTAAACGGTATTCACCAAAATCGGAACGAGACTGACACACCACAGCACAAAAGCCGTTTCGCCCAGCCACTTGTTTACGTGTACTTTCACTTTGGCGAAGAAAAGCGTCGTGAAGAAATAAAAGCAAACTGTGTAAGGAAAGTTAAGCCACACATAAAGAGGATATAGGGTAGTCGTGCTGTTTCCTCCGAACTCACTATACCAACCAACCTTTACCATTTCATCCTTACCGAAACCGGACAGGAACATCAGATTGACTAACAGCACATACGCCGTAGCCAGCAGCATTGCGGTTACAATTGTTTTCGTTTTCATATCCATAAGTTTTAGCTGTTTATTCGTGTGCATGGAGAGTGATGCCCTGACAGTTCACCCGTTGTTTTACGAATTGGTGGTTGCCGTCCTCAAAAAATGCTTCAAACGGGTCTGAAGAAAGATTGTACCGCCTGATATAAACATCCATGTACAGGTCTCCTATACGAAGTTCTCCCGCCCGTAGGGGATAGAGTAATAACTTCCGGAACACCGCCACCTGATAATTCTTTCCATTCCGATGCTCTATTTGCCATGCGCTGCCCCGCAAATCTATCGGTTCTATTTTGAAATCGTCCGAAGAGATGAGTTGTTCCATATTGGCGAGGCTATCTGCAAGGGATGTGGTATATAACTTGCATTCCAACACGACGGGTTCATTTATACGAGGAGAGCGTTCTGATACGTTCATTGTCATAAAGACATCCGGTTTTGGTTGTGGGTCGGAAGAAGGAGGTAATTTCCCGTCAGGTACGACATTCACTGCGAGTTGCTGCGAATGTAGCTGATGCCCGTTCACCACAATACTTGCAGAGGGAATGGAACACCTGCCCACCTGTAATGCCTGCAACACATAAGTATAAGACTCTTGATATTTCCGGTTTATTTCTCCATCTACTTTTTCCACATTGGTGGCACTGCTTTTGGTGGGGCCAAGTAACACCTTAAAGCCTTTCAATTCGGGCACAGCAAGATTCTGTATTTCAACAGTAGCAGGTTTCTCCGGGAAAGATACAATAAATGTCAGCCGGAACTGTTTATTAATTTCGATATTCTCCGGAGCAGAAACTGTAAACGTAGGATCATTATTTGCGTATGCTTTTGCCGCTGTTCCGATAGCGCATAAGCAACATACCCATGCAATAAGTCGTTGGGAAAGAAATGTCTTTTTTGCGTGAACCGATAATTTATCCATCATCCTAAGTTCTTTTATGTCTTCCCAGTCCTTAGAAGGCTGTTATTAAATAATAAAAGCGTGAACTGCAAATGCCACGTCTTAAATCGAAGGTCGTAGGAAACCTGTAGTACAGATATGGATATAGCAGCCCACGCTATAGCGTGAGAACCACTATGCCTTCCTTGTACTACATCTGAAAATTTCCTACGTTTTCGATTTACAAGATAAGCATAACGCTTCTTTCTTTTCTAAATATGTCTTGGATAGAGTTGTCTCAATCCGATTGCAAATATACGAAAAAACTATCAATAAACTCTTTTCCTGATTAGAAAAGAAATTGCTATTCAGTAAATTATATAACTTGAACCTTATGACCGCATTTGGCGACTGCATAATATGCACATAAAAAACGGCCTCGAATGATTATTCCGAGACCGTTTCTGTCAAATTCAAGTTATATCAGTCCTTTATATGGCAAGCGCGTTTTCAAAGGTGCGTCTTGTGGAATGTCATAAATATTGCTTTTCTATCTCTTCTGTCTTGTATAGAGGAAGAAAGCCGTTTTTGTCGTAATACTTAAGCACCCTTTCCTCGTTGTACGCATCCACTACGATAAAGCGGCATCCCGTTTTATTGTCCTCGTGACGGAACCAGTCTTTTATAAAGGTCATCAGTTGCTGTCCTACATGGCTCGGTGTGCCCTGATATTCCCGGTTTACCCCCAGTCTTCCTATCAGTACAGCCGGGTAGCTACGCCCACGTTTTGGGTTTACGATATTACGTTACAAACGATTTTTGTCATTGGAAGAGATTAATTTGGTCTTGATGCTGTCATTAGCCAAGGTAAACAACGCTACAATACGGTGCGGAAATTCAGTCGTCACCCAACAATAAGTTTTCCCTAAAAGTTCATCCGCATATAAATCGGCATCATGAAGGAAAAAATCATCAAGATCATCCTCGCCGCAAGTGAAAGGGAGACACTTTTCCCGCACTTCCCTATATAGGCAGGCATGACGCAATCATCGTATAAAGAAATCCCGTCCATTGTTAGTTGAATCGGAATGAACGGGATTTCTCCAATACCTTTTGTAGCCGTTTCTTGGCCGCCACGGACAACTGTGGAGTTACCTTTACGGCATTCTTTTCTGCATTACGCACGAAATCTTCTGCCGTAGCACCTTCCAAAACCGGAATATTCTTAATCGTTATAACCATAATCATTAATTTTATGCAAATACTACTTTATTACCATACAACAAAATGGTACGCAGAATTTAACAATAACAGGGTTATATCAATTCACAAACAATTTGCCACTTTTTTATGTGGTTATTCTAACCATATTACATTCCTCTTACTATCCTGTCGTCGCTCCCTCGCCGGTTAGATTTTCCCATGCAAAGGTACAGCGGTCGTCCGGCGTCAAGCACCACTGTGCTAACGGCTCTTGAATTTGCCCGGCAGCCTTCCGCAAATCAAAGATGGCCTTTCAGTTCCCCGACATGCCGTGCCTGTCGGGTTGGGTATTCCGTGAAATTCCCGGCCGTTTGCTTGCCTTTCCGTCCTTTCCCCGCTGTCTGGCTTGCATGTAAAATCTCTCCCGGCAAGGAAAGCCGAAAGGCTTCCGAAGGGAGGGAAAAGAAAAGCAAGTTCAACAAATTAAAATTCAAGGTTATGCACAGCAAGATTTTTCAAATTACTCGAACACGAGTGGACAAGGACGACTACATGAACGAGGACACCCTCATGCAAGGCGATGACAGCTTTTTCGATTATTGTGCCGAGATTGACGACGAAGAACGCCAGTACCATATCGACAACTTGGTAAACAACATTCTGCCCAAAGGCATGTTCGAACTTGTTTCCGACGATACCATACGCTACAATGGCGGTGCGGCACAATGGAGAGAAGAGTTTGTCGCAGACATTCGAAGCAGGGCGGAAGCCATTACCCCCGAAAGCGTACAGGAATGGATTGGCCCGGTCTATCAGCTTGAAAAATTTCTGAAAAACCCGCTCGATACCGCCTACTGGTTCTACATGGACGAAGAGGGATTGCAATCCCACGCCGAGCAATCCTACGAGTTCCTGCGGCAGGCATGTGAATTTAAACCCGGTACGCTACTCTATGAGCGACCACGAACCCGGCACGCTACTCTATATCGGCGGTGTTATCGACTATCATTTTTAACCTCAAAATGCAAAACGATGAAAGGTACGGAACATTTCAAACAGACTATCAAGGAATACTTGGACGGCAGGGCGCAGACAGACGAACTTTTTGCTGTCTCCTATGCCAAAGAAAACAAGAACTTGGACGATTGTATCACGTTTATTCTCAATCAAGTAAAGGCAAGCGGCTGTTGCGGAATGACTGACGACGAGGTGTGGTCGCTCGCCATTCATTACTATGATGAAGACAACATCGACGTAGGAAACCCCATTAGCTGCGGTGTCGTGGTCAACCACAAAGTAGAACTGACCGAAGAAGAAAAGGCACAGGCACGAAAGGAGGCGCTGAAAGCCTATCAGGAGGAAGAAATGCGCAAGATACAGCAACGCCACAGCAAGCCGAAGCCGACTGCCAAAGCCGCACAGAGCAACCAAACAGAACTTTCACTTTTCGATTTCTGACCATGAAAGCACGAACGAAATTCCAACATAAGGTAGTAGCCGCCAACAGGCGGTTACTGCCTATCACGGAGAAGCAAACAGAATGGGCGTTCCGTCATACCGTCGGACATTACGCTTTTCGCACGCCCAGCGGACAAACGACCTGCCTCGATTGCGGGTATCGGTGGAACGAGACGAAAACTAAACATTGCCATTGTCCGAACTGCCATGCCAAACTGACGCTCAAAGACACGCTTTGCCGCAAGACGGACGAGAAAAGTTATTTTTCCGTCATCACCACACAGGACGGATTTCAGGTACAGCGGATTTTCAGAATGACCGTTTATTATCACAAGAGCCGGAAAGCTCGGACGGACGTGTGCGAAGTGGCGAGGTATTGGTTGGACGAGAACGGTAAAACTGCTCTGACGGCCTTACAACGGGCAATGGGACGTTACTTGGATTGTTTTCTGTACGGGTCGGGATTGGAACTGCGGAACGACAACTATGTTTATAAATATATTGCGGATTGTTACGTTTATCCGAGATATACATCTATTCCGAAATTACGACGCAATGGTTTGAAAGGTTCGTTCGCCGACATCGCCCCGCAAAAGCTGATGAAAGCTCTGCTGTCTGACAGCCGTGTGGAAACGATACTCAAAAGCGGACGCAAACGCGACCTCAAGTATTTTATAGACCACCCGCAGGATTTGGATTTCTGTTGGCCGTCCTACAAAATCGTGTTACGCCAGAAGTATCGGATAAAAGACATGGGAATATGGACAGATTATCTCCGTATGCTCGACAGGTGCGGCAAAGACTTGCACAACGCCCACTATGTTTGCCCTGCCGATTTGAAAGCCGAACACGACAAGTACCAGAACAAGGTGCGTATTCTCCAAGAGCAGAAAAAACGCATGGAGCAGATGAAACGGGCAAGGGAAAACGAGGCACGTTTCAGGGAGTTGAAAGGCAAGTTCTTCGGTCTGGAGTTCACGGACGGGACGATAGTCGTCCGTGTGCTGGACAGCGTGGAAGCCTACTACGACGAGGGCAATGCGTTGCATCACTGCGTAGGACAGTGCGAGTATTACCTCAAGCCGAATACGCTGGTATTCTCCGCACGGATAGAAAACAAGAGGGTCGAGACCGTAGAGTTGAGCCTCGAAACATTCAAGGTGCTGCAGTCGAGAGGGCTGTGTAACAAAAATACGAAATACCATAAACGGATTATGAACCTTGTGCATAAGAACATCGCACTTGTCCGAAAACGTATGACCGCCTGATACCGGCTGCTGTCGGTCAACCACCTGCCAATCGGGACAGGTGGTTGTTTATATTCCGGCCGTTGCCGCATACTTTTGTAGGCAGCTATCTTCACTTGAATAGCCCAATCAGCCATTTATATGCCATGAGCAGGCAGGACGTTTATAGTTTGCTTCTCCCTTTTATACCGTCGGATTATCATTTCCTCGAAGCCCGTCACCGCCACAGGCTGTTTTTACCGTGCAAAGGTACGGCGGGGGGAACGGGGGGCCAAGAAACCAC